GCTGCGGGTTACTGTGTTAGTGAGACCGTAGCGGAGGGTTACTGTGATGTTTTCTTCCATTTTGTTATTATTACTTGGTTCTTGTTGTTCAGACTCACCTGAGTCCAAAAATATCTAAATTGTTATTGACAGGTATACCTTTGACACACATACTGTTTTTTACAGTCGGGTCGTTACGGTTTGATTGTGTTGTTATTGTATTGTTACTTGGTTTAGCAGCCTGTCTCTAGGGGCAGGCTGCTTTTCTAAAGCTGGGTAGCCCTTGATCATCTCTCCATGACCAAGGGCTACTTTTGTACTAATAGTTCTGATGTCGTCTCCGATTATCACTGTCTCTTAAAACTCTGAACGTATATCTAGTGAGGGCGCACTTTAGAACGTCGAGAGCGAGAGGGACGATTACCCTCAGAACTGTTTGTGTTGTCTTCTTGCTTACCATAAGATCCTGATGCTGCCAGCAGAGGATACTGATGTGGGTTTACAATTACTTGGAGTAAGCAGGTAAGTAATGTAAACCAAAGACCTGTAAAGAACGCGGTGATCATGCCGCTGAACGTACCTGTGAACAGGATAGGTACGCCAAACGTCACAATCACATCCAATATCTTCCTTATTTTTAAGGTACGCTTTAGACCAAGCGTACGGGTCAGCACTAGGAGTAGACCTAGTGCTGAGATGAATGAAAAGATTACGATTTCCATGATTGTTTATGCTTCGATGTTAGCTTTGATACGATTAGCTACTAGACGTTTGCGACGGAGAGGATCCATTCGCTTCATCCAAGAGCCTACTTCAATATCTACCTTGTTATCTGAATCTAGGTAGGACATGCGTAAGCGATTACGAGCTTCTTTGCTGTAGTAGCTGGGTTCTGGGAGGCTGTTGGTGTAGAGACCACTGAGTACACCTCCTGATCCACGTTTGCGATCAACATGGTTGGAGCGCATCTTGTCGTCCCAGTCGTCACTACGTGGTGGTGTACCGATGAAGCGGGCGTCGTCTGGGTCACACTCTGGATCTTGGTAGAAGGACTCAGCATATTCGTCGGACATTGCTTGTTGGTCGGCTGCGTCGAGTGATTCGTACTCTGAATAGTGTAGGTTGTTTCGCTCGTTGGTGTGTTCGTGGGATATGTGAGCTGTGATGTCGCAGTTGGTGTAGCGAATAGCTTTGCTTACGATCTCAGAGGCGTTGTCTGCAAGCCACTGGTCGGATGCATGTTTGAGGAAGTTAGCTAGTCGTGGTGCTGATCCAGCTATTTGATCGTAGAGACGTTCTCGTACAACTACTCTGCTTAGTGTGTTGTCGTCGTCAGTGAATACTTCTTGGATGGCTGCGATGGCTTCATCTTTGGCTGCTTGCTCTAGTGCTTGTACGCAGCTGCAGTCACCTGTTTGGCGATCGTCTTGTGGGCTGGAGTGCTCGATGTAGTGGTCATTGTACTCTGCCATCCACTGGTCTACGATGATGGAGACCATGATTTCGTCGGTGTCGCGAGGTACTCTGATGCCTGTACGGGTGTACTTGTTACGAGTACGTATCTTGTAGGCGTGTTGCTTGGCTGCTTGGAACAGGGATCTCCATGCTGCTTTGTTCTCGTCAGAGTAACGTTCAGTGGAGTTGATCTCAGTGATGATTTCTTGTATTTCGATTTGCATTGTATGTGTGTGTTATTGTTATTAGAATCACTATAACCTCTCTTTTGTTATTTATGATTGGTATAGCTTGTAGTATATCTTGTGTGGGGGTGTCTGTTGGTTTAACACCAGAAAGCAAGGGGACTTTTCAGTCCCCCTGCCGCTGAGGCTTAGCAAGTTACGAGGAATGTGTCCTTCCAGCCGTTTGCCCAGATCACTTCGTCAATCGTGACGGACGTGCCACGTCTGAGTGATGCGTCGTGCCAGACCTTGTAATACTCGCCGTCTGTGCTGCGAACTGTGATTGGGTACTCTTTGTCCGTGGATTGTGGACCGACGGCTACTACTACGCCTTCGTTATGGGTTACTGTTGTATCGGATACTTTGTTATCTTTTTTCATATGTTTTTATGTGTTCTAGAGCGACATTGCTCACCCAAAGAGTAATTGTTAATGGTCGGGGAAAATTTAGCCATCGCCACCGAACAAACTTGTTTGTCGGGGCGTATGAGCATGCTTAGGAGGAGGAACGACCCTAAGCATAAATTTCACAGCAAACCATTGACAATTACGAGTGGGCAATGTCGATCTAGAACTCATAAAAACATCTTATACGGAAAAAGTGACAACGGAGCAGATACAACAGTGACGTGGATCCATGACGGAGGCGTCGTCGTTGCCGTCGGGCTGCAAGACACGGGAACAAAGAGCCCAAGCTCAGGTCGTGGCTCAGACGGGGCAAGTGTTACTGGTCTGGCGCGGCGAGGAGCCCAGACGTGGCACGGCTGTTGCTAGTGACGTATGAGCTGGAGCGGAGGGCTGGATGGGCGCAGTCGTCGATCACTTGGCAAGTCTCAGCAAGGGGGAAGACTGAAAAGTTCCCTTGCTGAATGGTGTGTTGGTGTTGTATGGTGTTTGTGGGGTGCAAGTGCTTGCAGAGCCGTGGGTTGCGGCTTGGAAGGTGCAAGATAGGGTGGCTGGAGAGCCGTGGTCGGTGGTGCGGGAGCCCGAAGCGGAGGCAAGGTCATGACGATCAACGACTTACCGCGTCACTGTTGGTTGCGCCAAAGGTCGTGGGGTTTGGAGGGTCATGGATAGTGGGTCAACGTTCCGTGGTCTTGGGCATGGATGAAGGTAACTTGGCAAAGAATCCGTGGATCAAGGTAACTTTGGGCGAGGAATCTGGGGGGTGGGGGTGCACTATGAACGGAGACGAGGTTCAAGCGACAGGGTCAAGGGTCCCCCCCACTGGGGGAAATCGAAACGGAACCGAACAAGGAGTCCCTACCTGCGAATCCAATTTTCAATTTTCAGGAATTTGGGTGATCTAGTGCACAGGTGTTCACGGGTATTGGCAATTATTGCTAAATCTGTCACACTTATCACACTTGCATCACACTTTTTGAGTACAAGTGTGACTTATTAAACAGTACCTTTACCAACGACTTACGTAATTCATCACACAAATCACACTTTTTCTGACCCCCTACTACTTGCTTGCACGACCCCCCCTAATAAAGTGTGATTTGTGTGACAGATTCCCTAAGTCCTTATTACTCATATAATAAAGTTAGTCACACCCCCCCTAAAAAAGTGTGATGCAAGTGTGATAAGTGTGACAGACTTGACATTATGTTCACTATAGTTTTTACATACATAAGTGCCGACCAAGAAACCAGATGGACGAACCTATGCTGCAGGTAAGAAACCCAAGCAGGTAGTTAAACAACAAAATGCCAAAAGGACAAGGTGTCATCGTAAACGTATGAAAGCAGAAGAGGATATGAAGAAAGCCCAGAAGGAGTTGGCTAAGGTTGAGAAGAATCTCACCATCAAGCAACAGTTCCTAGAAATGATGAGCCAAGCACCAACCCCTGCCCAGCAGCGGAAGGCACTTCTTGCAATGTTTGCAGACAAAGGCATCAATCCGATCGAGGAGCTGATGAGCTACACAACTAATTCGGAAGTACCTCTCAAGGAGAAGATATCTATTTGGAAAGAACTTGCCAGTTATACACAGCCCAAGCTCAAGAGCGTGGATGTCCAGCAGAACATTACAGGCGAGATGAAGATAATGACTGTGGACTACAGTAAGGTGGCAAAAGCTGACCTAGCGACCGCAGTTGACGCGGAAGTGCTTGACAATGACGAAGGATATGGTGAGTTTCTAAGTGAGGAAGAAAAGAATGAGTCTTGAACCAATTGAGCAGGCGGTCGCCGTACTAGGAGAGCATTTCCGACACTATGTAGTCATAGCGTCTGACGATGAGTCTCCCCTAGCGTACGACGTACGTTTCAGCGATCCTTATGCTGCAGCTGGTCTACTAAATTCAGCAGTCAAGTATCACGAGAACTTCATCAGTGATGGTGGGGCAATGGATGATGACTGGGAGTGGAGTGAACTAGACGAAGATGACCTCGACGATATAGATGAATATTAGTGTCCCTGCACAGGGGTGGGAGCCGCGACCGTACCAGCTCCCCCTACTGAAATACATGTCTCAGAAGAAGCGGAGCCTACGGGCGGTAGTCGCTTGGCATCGTCGTGCAGGTAAGGATCTGACCTGCGTGAACATTGTTGCAATCAAGGCATTGCAGCGTGTTGGCACTTACTGGTATGTGTTGCCCTACGGTAATCAGGCACGCCGAATCGTATGGAACGGCATGACTGGCGAGGGCAAGAAGTTTATCGACTACTTCCCAAGGGAGCTAGTCGAGAAGAAAAGTGAGCAGGAGATGCGCATTCACCTGAAGAATGGCTCGATCATCCAGCTCATGGGCTCTGACGACCCCGATAAAATGGTGGGCGCGAACCCCATCGGCGTGGTGTTCTCTGAGTACAGCATCTCTGATCCGTCGGCGTGGCAGTTGATTAACCCCATCCTTGCAGAGAACGGCGGCTGGGCTTTGTTCAACGGAACACCCCGTGGTGAGAATCACTTCTACAAGATCCTGCTAAAAGGTAAAGCCGACAGCACATGGTACAGCAGCCACCTGTCGGTCAAGGACACGAAGGCGATTGCCCCCGACGAACTCCGCAAGGCGAGGAACGAGCTGAACAACGAAGCCCGATTCCAGTCGGAGTACATGTGTTCGTTCAAGACACCAGTCGAAGGGGCGTACTACGGAGCGCAGATCAACAAGGCGTACAGGGACAAGAGGATCATTGATACTATTGCGGTCGATCCCCTGCTTCCAGTGCACACGGCGTGGGACTTGGGGATGGACGACGCAACAACCATTTGGTTTGTCCAGCTATATCGTAGTGAGATACGAATCGTAAACTACTACGAGAATAGCGGGGAAGGTCTGCCGCACTATGCACGTGAGTTGCACAAGTGGTCAGTCCAGAAAGATGTGACGTACGGGAAGCATTATGCCCCGCACGACATCAAGGTGCGTGAACTTGGAACAGGTAAGTCACGCCTAGAGACAGCCAGAGGACTTGGCTTGAAATTTACGACAGTCAAGAAACTGTCGATCATTGACGGCATCGAAGCCGTCCGCAACATTCTGCCGAAGTGTTGGTTTTCAAAGACAGACTGCTACGCAGGTATCGAAGCTTTGAAGGGATACCACAAGGAGTTTGACAGCTCCCGTGGTGTGTTTAGAAAAACGCCTGTCCATGATTCCAATTCTCACGGAGCAGACGCTTTCAGGACGCTGGCGGTTGGGCTCAAGCAGCCGAAGCTGGACAAGAAGAAGATCAAGCATGAGTACCAAGTTGCAAACATCAGTTGGTAAAGACTACCGACTGTCCTTGATGGACGAGGCTGTTGTTCTCTACCACACACAGGGACAGGAGTTCGTGTGGTTACAGGACTACTACATCAACTGTCCGCACGGAGCGGAACGGTACTACTGGAGCACACCAACCTACATGCTGATGGCGGAGGTACTTGAGGATGAGAAAGGTCGGTACTGGAAGGTTGCATACGCCGCCAGCCGAGACCCCTCTAAAAAAGTTTCCCTCTTTTTTGAACTTGCGCCGTTTCCGCTTGACAGGGTCATGTTTAACAGATACCACAGGATGAATAATCCTAATTCAGAAAAATTTTTCGGTTGGGAAACTTTAA